CTGATGAACCTGATACTGAACTAGTTAATGAAAATGAGCAATCCGTAAGATTAACAGGAGTATCAAAACCGATAGTAATAAGGTGTATTGGTCTAATATCATTTGTTGCTAATGCGTTCTTTACTGCTGTCGTTAGACTTCGGCTCATCTTCGTAAGTTCTCCTAATTACTTTATAATTTAAAACTTTGATAATTGCATTTTCAGTAGGTTCTTCGTATTTGCCTAAACGATTAGTTTTGATGTCTATTTCTTTTTCATCAACTAATTCTTCTGCAAGAATATCAACTGAGACCCAATGTTTTACAAGATATTTCATTCTATAATGCTTCTTCTAAATCAATCTCAAACTGATATAACAAATTACCATCTTTGTCATTACCAACTACTCCAAACTCTTGTATATCATTTGTTAGATAAACTGTAAAAGGAACATTATCATAAACTATTGTAGATGAAGAAACTGCTGTTGTTAATGGTGGTTCAATCGTTAAAGTTCCAGTAGAAATATCTGCTTGATCTGCAACGACCATATAAACTTTATCGTGATTTGCAAATTTAATAAAATCTCCAGCTTTTAATGTTCCTGTTCCTGTGCCACCTAATGTTATTGATGTAGCACCAGCACTAGCTGTTCCGTGTGGTACTCCTGATGCTGTTCCTCTAGCATCTTCTATCTCAGGCGGAATGATTGTAAAGTTTTCTTTTCCTGATCTTTGTTTAACGATAAATGCCATAAGATCGCCATATACATCAGATCGTTTACCTGTAATTACTCTAGCAGTAAAAGCCCATCTTTGACCATCTATTTGTCTTGATAGTTTTTTACCACTAACAGATTTTGACAAAATTGTGTCTTGAATAGATTTGATTCCTAATGTTTCAAATTGTGCAGATGATATTGGAAATGAACCTGACATATTAAATTAAACTCTTAGCCCCTCTCTCATTTACTGCTGAATTTATTATCTGAGTTATAGTTCCTCTATTTCTAACTAACAACTCATCAAATCCTCTAGCATCTAAAGTATTAATATTAAAATTAACTGATACTGCACCACCACCCATACCTCTAGCAGATTGAGCAATTTGTCCTGTGCTGTTTGGTATAAATAATTCTGCACCACGTTCTCCAACTAAATATGGTTGTCCTTTAGATACAGTTCCACCTGATGCTCTCGCACCGCCAACACCGCCTTGAAATAGACCACTACCACCACTACCACCAAATATACCTAATATAGAACCAAATAATCCTTTTGAACCAGTTTTTGATTGTATCATAGCAGTTGCTTTATCTATTGAATAGATTACAGCTTTTTGTGCAACGATTTTAATTAAAGTTGATAATACTTCTACTGCTAATGTTCTTCCTAAATCTTTCATAGTAGTATTTAATTCTTTACCTAATACTATTGATTCTGCAATACCTTTAGAAAAACCATCTATACCTAATTGTAAAACTTTTGTAACATTATTAGCTAAATCACTTGTTTCTTTTAAAGATTTATTGATACTACCTTTAATCTTATCTGCCATTTCTATAAATGGAGTTACTGTTGCTTCTGCTTCTGCTTTTGCTTTAGCAATCTCATCATTCATTTTAGCAAGTTCTTTTGTGTTGCTAATGATTGATTCTTCAATTCTATTAATAAATTTTTCTACTGTAGATAATTCTTTTCCAAACTCATTTGCTTCATCTGTATTAAGTCCTAATCGTTTAGACATTTCTTCAATGTCAATTCCAAGTTTTTTAATTAATCCACCTAATATAATTACTGCTAATTTACCTTTACGACCTAATAATAAAAATCCTAATATACCAAATTCTCTTACACCCTCAGGTAATGCTTTAACCAAATCTATTGTTCCAGCAATACCAGTTCCAATAATTTTAAATACTCCTTTTACTGTATTAAATACTTCTCCAAATCCAATCAATGCAGATTTAATAACAGCAACTAAATTTTTTCCTATTGTATTAGCAAAATCTCTTAATGCAGTTTCATTTTCTTCTAAGAGATCATTTATGGTTGCTAAACCACCTTTAATAAAATCAAAAAATCCAGCTTCATTAACTCCTAATTTAAACTGAAATATCTTGTCTTGTATCATTGATAAAGTACCAGTAAATGTAGTTGCTAAAACTTCTGTTGCTCTACCAAATCTTCCACCCTCGCCAAATACTTCTTCAAATCTTTTTACAGTATCTTCTATTGAAACAGTTGCACCAGCTTTGAAACCTAATAATGCTCTAACACCTCGTTCTCTAAATATGTCAGCAGATGAAATACCACCAGCAAATGATCTTTGTATTTGTTCAGCAGTTGTTCTAAAATCTAATCCAGTTACAGCAGAAACATTACCTACAATTTTTAAATTTTTAGCTAATTCTTTTGAGTCTTTTGATATAACAGCTAAGTTTCCTGATGCAGTAGCTATTTCTTGTAATGTAAAAGGTACTTTACCAGCAAAAGTAACTAATTCTTTAAATGCTTTTTGACCCTCTTGTACTGAGCCAAATAAAAAATTAAATCTAACACCTAATTCTTCTACTTCTCTACCTACGTTAATGAATGATCTTGTTAAGACACCAGCACCAATACCAAGTAATGCTGATTGAATTGAAAAAATAGATGCTCTTAATCTACCTAATGAAGATTGCACACCACTAAGTGCTTGTTTGGTTTTATCGTGTGCTAATATATTTAAAACTAAATTTTGAGCCATTATCTATTATTCATTTTCTTCATTTGTCCTTGCTGTATTTCTTGTTCTTCCAAGAGATAAGCTAACCAATGATTATACTCCCAAACTTCCATTTTTAAAAGTTCGGATAATGATAGTTTTAATCTATCTGCGACTACAAGTAAATTTTTAATTTCAGGATCAGAGTTTAGTTTTTTTTTACCTCGTCAACTGAGATTGCCTGTACCATTGCAGTTGCTAAGCGAGATAAAACATCAGAATCGACTTTGTGCATTAATGCTATTTTATCTTCAAGAGTAAATACTTTATTGCCATCTTTATCTAATGCTTTCATTATTAAAATATCTGCGAGAATACTTACATCAGATAAATTATCTGATTTTTTAAATAATTTATTCTTTTCTGATAAAGTAATAGGATTCCAATAGACAATAGTAGGTTTGCCGTCATCATCTTTCCATTCAGGAACTTCTATTGATTGAGTTCCTAAACTCTCAAAATGAGACTTTGCTCTATCTATAACATTCATAAATAACTATTATACAGTTGCTACAGTTAATGCACCAGTTCCTTGAAAAGTAATTGATCTTGTAATTACTCCATCAAGTGGATTAGAAATACTCATACCAGTAACAATTCCTGTTCCTGAATACGAAGCATCTCCACTAGCATTACCCTCAGGTAGAAGTGTAAAAGTTAAACTAGAACCAACAGTACATTCTTCTTGTGAAGTATCAGTTTCATCAAAATTACATTCTACTGTTCCACTGAATGATGTTCTTCCAGCTAAAAATGTTTTTGCTGAATCGCTTAAAGCTGTATCTTCTACAACGTCTGCTGATGTTTCTAATGTAAATGAAGTAACTTCTCCAGTTATATTAGCCCCAGTTTTTACGACTCCCTCTTTTCCGTGATGAGTTGCCATATTTGTTCTCCTTATTTTCTATATTTGTTTCTTCGTTTGTTTCTATTTTGTTCTCTTGGATTTCTTGCTTATATCCAAGTTTTAAATAGTGAGCAAGATTATTTTCGTTAATTATAACTTCGTAGCCGTCCTTATATAACTTAATATCTTTAGCCATTATGGTTTATAACAGATTTATTCTTCGTCATCAATGACTTCATCTTCGTCATCAAATTCTTCATCTAAATCTTCGTCCTCTAAATCCTCGTAATTTTCAGGTTCGTCATCTAATTGGTTTTCTTGTAATTCTGCTATTAAGTCTTTAATTTCTTCACATAGCATAGATGCTTTGTCGTGGTGTTTTTCAATTTGTTCTATTTTCTTTTCTATTTTATCTAAGTGTTTGCTCATTGTTTATCTCCTTATGGTGTTCCTGATTGATATTCGTACATACATCTAATAGTCATTCTGATACCACCAACAGGAAACAAACTACCCTCATCAGTTTCACAAGAGATAACCATTGTATCTAACGCATTACCATTTCTAGTAATATCTGTTTCTACGGCAGTTTCAATAGCCGTGATTAATTCATTTCTTGCTGTATCTATATTAGACTCAGCACCTTTAACAAAACCTAAAATTAAAAAATCAATAGTTC